GCCTTGTCGGTTGCTTTGAACGCTTGTGATCATTGAGACCATGGGTTCTCCGTCGAATTTAATATCTCTATGAATGCAGTCTTTAAATCTCTGTACCATGCTTCCTACTAACTCCCATTCTGATCTGTTCTTATCGTTAGTCTCTGACGTGGTTTTAATATAGTCAAAAGAAAAAATCATCTCTTTTCCTCTTCCTACTTCCGAGAAGTAAAATCTTTTCAACAAGTTAATCATGTCTCCAGAGCTCATGCCTGCAACATTGTAGTAAAAGAATTTCATGTTTTTAATTTTTTCCCAAACCGATCGAACTCTTTTGACAATGTCGTCTCCAGCCTGACGCCATAGTCCAGTCTCGAGAAGATGTACTGGGATTTTTGACAAAGCAGCACACTGTCTAACGATTAATTCTTCTTTGCTCATTTCCCCGTTATCAAAGTGCAAAACTGGAACTCCATACTCAGCGCTAATTTTTGTTGAGAAGTCCATGCAAAATTGGGTCTTTCCGACTCCAGCTCGGGCGCAAATAACAGTAATGTTTCCAGGCCTTAATAAAGAGCCGTATAGTTCATTGACTCGCTTGTGTGGCCCCATCATTCCAAATTCTGTTATGGGGTTTTTGCCTCTAAACTCAATCCATTCTTTCATCTCGTCAAAGATGTTTTCTGGTTTTCTGTCTCCAACGTCGTATAAGTTTATTTGACCATTGTAAAGCTTGTCTGCTTTAGCTATGATGTCATTAAAGGACTCCGAGGAGTCTAGCTTGTACATTGCCTTTGAAATCTTTTCCCCGCAAGCAGAAAGCTGCCTCCTTATGCTTAATTTTTTTAGTTCCTTAGCGACATTTAGTATAAAGCTTTCGCTAATTTTAATGAGGCTTAATGAATTAATATAATCCCCAACGCTAATATTATCCTCGAAGGAAATGCCTAACGACAAAACTCTATGAGAAAGCGTGGCTTCATTTACGGCCTCGCCATTTTCTATTGCTTGCGTAAGCGTGTTGAAAATAGTTTTGTGAACAACTGATTCTTCTGAATAAAAATCATCAGAAGTTGTTAGGGAAGAAATGTCTGAATATTTATGGGGGTACTTAATTAAACCAGCAAGCAACTGTTTCTCTAACTCTAGCGAAAAAATCATAAAGATGATTATACCTTAAAACCGTCTTCCAGTCAAGGTTTAATCTTCGTTTTCTGAGTTGAGGTTTTGAGCGTCCTCGGATCGCTCCATTTCTGTCAAGTATCTCTCTAGGGCTTTACGCAATCCCATTTCTATTATTTGGGTCTCTGCTCGAGCGTATACCATTGGCCTTCCGTCGTGCGAGACATAGGACAAGACGAATCCCCTGTTTTGTTCGCTTCCGCTTCCAGTGAGTTCGAACATTTTATTCAAAAAAGATTCTGGCAATTGAAACAAGGGAAGATTGTCTGGATCGATATCTTGTGTATTCATACTAGTATTTTACACTATTTACAGCGAGACGTCAAACTTTTTAAATAATGACAGATTTATAATGTCTCCGTCATAGATCTCTATTAGCTGAATTTCGTTTAATTCGCAAAATTTAAATTTCATTTCGTCTCTTTTTAGCTGTTCTAAATAGTTATTTTTATGTCCGCCGTGAAAAAAGCTATTATATTTCGTATGTTGAGATCCTTGAACTTCGACTGCTATTTTTTTATTAGCGTTATAAAAGTCGATACTCAGTCTGGTTCCCGCTACTGGGAACTCTTCAAAAACAACATGGCTTTGCCAGTATTTTTTTAAAAATTTTTTAACCTCTCTCTGTCTTTTGCTTTTGCTTGGGGCGCTCCAATCTATAATTCTTTTTTTAACGTTTTTTATCCGTTTTGTGCCTCCGTATATAGTTTTAAACTCCACTTTTTAATATATCTTGTTTAAATTCGTCTATTAGGGTATTGGAAAGTTTTTTATTTTCCTCTAACAGTGCGAGAAGTTTTGGTTCTCCTTGGACCTTTTCTGGCAAACCTAAATCTTTGTATTTCTCGTAAATATCTTCTGAAAATTTAATCCACGCGCCACTTTTTTCGTAGTAGCCCCAGAGTTTCATCATATCAATGAGCTCCCTTTCCACCCATATTGAATTGCCGTCAGTTCTTCCATATTTAATTGGGTATCTAACTTTCGCGCCTGTTTTTTCGTTTACGGTTTTCTTAAAGGCTATCTTGCACATGTGTCCTGTTGGATTTCCTTTTTTGTCTGCCGTTTCAGCGTTAGGGTTTTCCCAGAAGATATCTGCATTGTACCTCTCTTCAAATTCTAGTATGTTGTTTGCGTAATGCTTTACTGCGTGCCCTCCTGCTTGTTTTGGCTTTGCTCCAGCCCTGCTGTACCCCGTGGGTATTTCAATGCGCACTTGACTTGTGATAATTGCAATATGCCCATTCATTGCAATAGGAAGGGACTGTTTCTTTAAGAAAACGGAAGAAATTAAACTCCCTCCAGCAACTTGCTCTGCGTCTCCAAACGCTTTGTCGTAATCAGATTGGCGACACATTCCGTCCATGCTGTCCATGATGAACATGTATTTACGTTTTTCTTGGTTATTCTGTACGAGATCGCGAATGAGATCGAAAACCTTTTCAAAAATATTACATGCAATAACGCACCACTTTCTCTCATCCGTGTCTACGCCTGTCCTTTTAATCATGTCTTTTGATAATCTTCCCTCTGCCTTAAAGTAGATAATCTTTCCTTTATCTCCAAAATGTTTTTGAAAGTGTTTCGCAAAGGCTAGTGCGCAGCTGGTTTTGCCTCCTTCGTTTACTCCTGTAAGCCTGTGTATTCCACAGCCCAATCCTCCGTCCATAGCTAAATCTAAATTAAGACTGCCAGAAGAAATTTTATAATCTTCTTCCTGTAGGTGATTGTAGTGATACCTTTTATTGTTCTTATCATTTAAGAAGCTTGTAATCTGTTCTTCTGCCGTTAATGTCTCTTTACTCATTAAAATAATCCTTTATTGATCTTTTCTTTTTTTCTATATCTAAATCTTCCCCAAATTTTTCATCGTATACTTTTGGCGTTTTAAGGATTCGTGGTTTGTAGTGAAATTCACTGTATTTTCTTTTTACAAATACTTTTCCAACATCTCCTAACGCCGTTGCCAAGCTTTTAAACTTTTTGCCAAATTCTACTTTGTGCCAAAATTCCTTATCAGGAAACTCTTTTAATACAGACTTAAGTATTTTCATTTCCCTTCCCCAGAAAGCGCTAAGCTCAGAGGCTGGCGAATTTGGATGGGGGCATTCAACTAATTTTTCAATTAGTTTTTGTTCAAATGTTTTTCTTTTACCTCTTGGCATGTTCTAGTTCGAGATCGCATTCTACCATACGCTGTACCAATTTGTCAAATGAAATTTCTGGCTTCCATCCTAATTCTTCTCGTGCTGGGTTTGAGTCTCCGTATAATAGTTCAACTTCAGCGGGACGATAAAAATCTTTGTTAACCTCGACTAGTGGAACATGGTTGCCTTCATGAAGAAACTTTTCGTCTAATCCTTCTCCCTCCCAGAAGCCAGAAACATATGCGTGCGCGAAAGCTTTTTCAACGAACTCTTTAATGCTGTGGGTTTCATTGCTGGATAAAACATATTCTTTGGGTTTTTCTTGGTTTAGCATAAGCCATATTCCTTTTACAAAATCTTCCGAATCTGACCAGTCCCTCTTAGAGTGAACGTTGCCTAGTTGTAGCGGTTCAAATTCTTCATTATTAGCTATTGCCGTGGCAATTTTTGCAACGCCTTTGGTGATTTTTCGTGTTACAAACTCTTCTCCACGGCGAACGCCTTCATGGTTAAATAATATACTGTGCACCGCGAATATATTGTACGATTCCCTATAAACTTTCACAAGGTGTCGTGAAGCCGCCTTAGACGCTCCGTAGGGACTTCTAGGCTTTATTGGGTGGTTAATGTCCTGTGGGGAATAATCTACGTCTCCGAGCTCTTCGGAGCTTCCCGCGCTGTAAAATCGACAGTCAGGTTTAAATTTCCTTATAGCTTCGAGGGATCTAATTACCCCGAGCGTGTTCACATCAAATACCTGAAGTGGCATGTCCCAGCTACAGCCAACAAATGAGTTTGCCCCGAAATTAATAAAAAAATCTGGCTTTATTTCTTCGACTAATTTATCTATTGATACTTCGTCTGTTAAATCTCCGCAAACAAGGTGGAACCTTGGGTGCTCTTTAAGGGATTCAATGTTTCCAAAATTTGCGTTAGATGTTCTTCGCATCATTCCGTAAACTTCTAAATTGGGCTCCTTTAACAAGTATTCGGTCATATTTGCGCCGTCTTGTCCTAATATTCCTGTTATTAATACTTTTTTTGATTCCATAATACTTCACTGATTGTTGGAAAATTCTGCTTAAAAATGTTTTTGCATTCTTCTGCGATTTCGCGGTGTTCTTTTTGTGTGTTTTGCTTTGTTCTTAAATCGATATAATGAATCCAGCTACGGACACTGCCTTTCATGTACATTGTTGTTTCGGTTGTTAGGGGCAATATC